ATACACGGAGGCTCGCGCGTTCTACGCGTTCCAAGGATTCAACGAACACGTGCACGGTGAGACGTACTCGAGACTCATCGATCGCCTGATCACGGATCCCAAGGAGAAGCATCAACTCTTCACAGCGGTGAATTCCATTCCGAGCATCAAACAAAAAGCCGAGTGGGCGATGCGATGGTTCTCGAGGGATCGACCGTTCGCCGAACGCCTGTTCGCGTTCGCGTGCGTGGAGGGTATATTCTTTAGTGGGTCGTTCTGTAGTATCTTCTGGTTGAAGAAGCGAGGGCTCATGCCCGGTCTGTCCTTCTCGAACGAGCTCATCAGTCGCGACGAAGGTCTGCACTTGGAGTTCGCGGTGGAACTGTTCGGTATGCTGCGTAAAAAACCGTCCACGGAAACCATACACAACATCCTGCGCGAAGCCGTGGAGATTGAGAAGGGGTTCATCATCGACGCGCTCCCGTGTTCTTTGATCGGGATGTCCGCGGACAAGATGAGTCAGTACATCGAGTACGTGTCAGATAGACTCTTGAAACAGATCGGGTATGCGACGATATGGAACGCGAAGAACCCGTTCGATTGGATGGAGGCGATTTCACTCGAAGGGAAGACTAATTTTTTCGAGAAGCGTGTGGGCGAATACGCAAAGGTCTCGGAGACCGTCGACACGACGTTAGGGTTTGATGAAGATTTTTAATATTGAGATTACAACATGGTTACCACCACTGAAGAGTGGGACAAAAAAAGCGAGAATTTGCTGCGCGAATGGAAAGAGAAAGCCTCTGGGTATCGGTGGTTACACAATCACGCGCGCATGCTACAGAAATCCAGAAGCGATTGGCTCTCCTACCCGAGCATCATCATTGCGTCAGTGACCGGTGTTGGGGGCTTCGCGTTCATGAATCCCACAAGCGATGGTGAGACGCCCGATAACATTCGATGGTTTCAACTCGCGTTCGCCACACTCAACGTGTTCGGAGGCATAATGACGAGTTTGAATAAATTTAGTGACTGCGCGTCTCTCGCCGAGAAACACTCGACCGCCTCGATCGCATATTCAAAACTCTACAGGGCTATAGACATGGAACTGACATTGGATCCGGCACACAGACAGAAGAAGAGCGTCGCGGATTTAGTGCGTTCATTTCGAGAACACTACGATCGCCTCCTCGACGAGAGTCCCGACTTGCCGTGTAAATCAATCATCGCGTTCCAAAAGAAATTTGGTGATGACGCTCGAGCGAAACCCGAGGTCACGAACGGTCTCTCTCCGGTCATCAAAGACATCGATCGAACGCAATCGATCCAGAGCATCATGGGGAAATGGAAAGATGCGGTCATGAAGAGGAGGATGTCGGCACCGACGACGACAACTCTGTCTCCGGGGATGAGTGTGTGACGACGAATCGTTTCAAGGGTGATGTCACGGCGTCGACCCACCACTTTTTCTTCTTCGGATCCCATTTGGCGCCGTGTTCTTTCGCGTATTCTTTGTCGGCGTACGGGACGTCCAGGTACATGCGAGACTTCTTCTTACCAGCCCCGATCGCCTCGTTCGCCAACCGATCGGCGTGATCGTTACCTATGGAGTGGGGATCCTTACCTCCCGTGTGCGCGCGAACTTTGTACACCTCGACGTTCGGCGTCGCCCTATACATCTCGTGCGCACGCCGCACCATGTCTTTGTTGGGTATGTCTTTCGACCAGCCGCTCGCGGCACACTTTTCACCGTATTCCCCAACACACCGAAGCGCATACGTGGAGTCCGTGCACACGGTCACCTGTTCTCCACGCGCGATCTCCTCGGACAAAATTTCATGGGCTAGGATGAGTGCGCCGAGTTCGCCCGTGTTGTTCGACTGTTTGCCGACCACACGTCTCGACACGTTTCGAGGATCGTCATCGCCGAAATAAATTCCTATTCCCGCGATGGCGTTGGGTTTGCCGTTGTGCACACACGACCCGTCCGTGTACACGTAAATCATGTTTTTTATTCAATCGTCACGTTTAATTGTCGTCGACGAAATACCTCCATTGCGACTTGTATTTGTTGTACACCAGATCGTACACGTTTCCAGTCGGTGCTTCGTCGTACGGACCGGCGTGAACTCGGTCGACCATCAACGGTCGAACGTTCGCGTCGCGCGCCGTCTTGTTTGGCCACACACCAAAGTTTCCGACCACGAAATACGTCGGTGGCTTGAGCGCATCCTTCCCGGCGCCGTAGTGTTTCATGATTTGTAATTGTCCGTTCAACGAGGCGTAAAAATTCGGCAACTCAAGGTTGAACTCACTGATCATTTTCGTGTGGTTCACCGTCAGACCCATCTTTGAATGGAGACAAGAAAAAAATATTGTCGAAATATAACCAACGAGACGCGATGGATCCGAAGATCATCGGTCTGATAGTAGTGATTCTCTTAGTCGTCGGATATGTGACATGGAATGCACTCTCAGGTGAAGACCCAGAACTCTCCCAGAGTGCCGGTGATGGAGCAGCGGCGGCGATGGACGGGGAAGACGTGTCAACTCCGGAAGCGATGTCCGAATCGGCACAGGTGGATGAAAACGCCGTCGTACCCGAAGATGCTGAGACTGTCGAAGAACCCGTCGCCGAAAACGAACCCAGTGTGGATGATCCGAAGTCAATCAATGGACTCGTCGGATGGTTCACGGGTGACAGCTGGGATGAAGAAAACGAGATCTGGAAAGATTTGTCTGACGAGAAAAACGATGCCACGGAGGTGACGGGTTCGATCATCACCGATTCGTCCAATTTCTCTAACAATAACAAGTTCCTGATCGGTGGCGTGGATGCAGGCATTCGCTTTCCCCAGGAATGTTTGAGCACTGGAAAGAAATACACCATGATCACCGTGGCTCGGTACAACGGCTCCACGCGCGGACGCATCTTCGACGGTGTCGGAGGCAATTTCTTCAGTGGATTCCACGCTGGATGGACTGGAGGCGCGCATCGCGACGGATCCTACTGGATCGCGTGGAATGGGCATGCCAACGATCACGACAAGGAGAGTCAAAAGTTCATTGTGCACACCGACATGAAGGCTATGCTTCGACGCAACGGTATTCGACGATCCGGACTTACGAATTACCGAGGACAAATCCCGAGACAAATGTCAATCAACTATGGTCAGTCGAATGAAAAATCCGATTGGGCGGTCGCCGAGGTTTTATTTTTCCGCGGTGAACTCCCGTCATCTGAATACAAAAAACTCGAGACGTACCTGTTCAAGAAATACATGATCGCCAAGGAGATTCGTCCGAAGGTGCACACCGCCCAGGCGTGGACGCGTTACGAAGATTTCGGCTCGATCGTCAACATGGGTCACATTTGCGGCGACGAGGGCATGCTCGCGAACACCTTCCTCATTCGACACCGCAACGGACAAGACCCGAACGGTAATTTCGATTTCCGAGGCGATTGCATCCAAGCCGTCGACGGTGGCGTCGAGGACAAGAACGGTTCGGTCGTCCCCACCGACCAAGGCGAGTGGTGGGAAAACTACTCGAAATTGGTCAACTTCGATTGTAAGGACAAGGCGATCGCGGGGTACCGCTTCGAAGGCGTCGGTGAGAAGAACATTCGCGCCAAGTATTCGTGTCACAACGCCGCACTCAACAAACAATCGTGTTACTCAAAGGAACGTGCGCTCGGTCAGAGGGGGTCTGGTAATTTGGTCGAAACGCTCGACAACGCTGTGGTCGGGTGCGACACCCCTGTACAGGCGATGACGAAGCTCGAGCTCGTCGAAGAAGATGGACAACTCAAGTACAAATATAGATGTTGCAACCTCGAAGACTTGTAATCAAAAATAATTTCGCATATTATATCAACTAATTATGATAGCCATCATAGGTGGCGTGGTCGTCTTGATCATCATCCTCGTGGCAGTCATGATGATGGGCGGTGGTTCGTCCAGCGTCGACGCGTCTGCACCGTCGACGGATACTTTGAATGAATATAACCCAGAGGCTGCGAGTGAAGAGGTTCCGACCGCGAATGTGGGTGACGAAGATGTGCCGGAGCTTGAAGAGGAAGAACCGGTGCAGGAGGTGGAGGTCTCAGAGGACACTCCGTCCGTCGAAGACCCGACGTCCATCGAGGGGTGCGTAGGTTGGTTCACAGGGGAATCGTTCGATGACGACGAACAGGTGTGGAAGGATCTTTCAGGGAAGGGGAACGATTGTACGGAAATCCGCGGTGAGATTTTCAAGACGGACGATTCCAAGGGGAACTATTACATCCAAGGTGGCAAGGAGGATGGATTGAAATTTCCAAAGGCGTGCATGACGAACACCAAGAAGCACACGTTCTTTTCTGTCGCGAAATATGCGAGACAGCAAGAGGACACGTCAGCTAGGACAAATGAACGCATCTTCGACGGCGTGGATGCCAACTATTTGGTTGGTTTCCACGGGTACTCACCGTGTAGCGGTGTCTACGGGACGGGACATCGCGACGGTAACGGATGGATCGGACACTGGGAGTGTTCTGTATACAACAAGGATAAATGGGTGTTACACACCGACCAAAAGAGTCTTGTGCGAGTGAACGGGGCGCTGAAGACGGGTAACACGACTAAGGCGGAAAAACGCACCTCCCAGATGACCATCAACGATGGCATGGGACGAGGCTGGGGTCAATCATCGGAATGGCAGGTGGGCGAATGCATTTTCTATGATCGCGAACTCAACGACGAAGAAATGACTAAGGTTGAACTCATGTTACACAAAAAATGGGGGATCCCTCGTCGTGTACGCACACAACAATGGGTACATAACAACGTCTGGGGTCGATACTGGCAAGATGCAACTGGAGGATTCACGAACAAAGACGCATTCGATACCGTGAATCGTTTTGGAGTTACCTGTGGTGATACTGGTACCAGCTACATGGGACTTCGCTTCGTTCAACATCATTATTATGATGCCACGGAGGAAAAATGGAAGCCCAATGGAAACTGGGGTAACGACGGAGGGTGTTTGGTGAACTCTGTGTCCGGTGCGGGTGCAGAGAAAAAAACGCAGTGGACGAGCTTAGAGGAAAACAGGTCGTGGCAAGAACGTCTTTCCAGTGCCTTCGATATTGATTGTGGTCGAAATGGTCTTCAAAATT